TCGACTGTAAACACACCAGGACTTACAATTCTTTCATTAGCCACTATTTATCTCCAAAAAATGATGTAATAACTCTACTATAAATATGGATCAAAAAATCCAAAATTACGTAGTAGAGGGAATAAATGTTCCACTATCTAAGTCCAAAACACCATCGCCATACTTTTCGTTTAACGATTTTACTAGATCTTGTTCTTTTGACTGTAATTCTTCGTAAGTGTTAAAAAGATTGATTCTCATTTCTTGAATTTGACGTAATCTTTTTTCCAACAAATGTAACTCTACTTCTACCTGACCTATCTGTGCTGTTGTTGTTGCATAACTACCTTGTAGTTCTTTGACCTGTTCAATGTCAGTTTGGTCAAATGTTTTTGCATTTGTTTCTTGCATAAAAACCTCTGTTATTAAATGAAACGTTGTGTTTAAAAATGTGATTATGGATTATCACGTAATCTTCTTTCTAAGTCTTCTGCCACTTCTTTATCATTCTGATTTATTGGTCTGAACGGATCACCACCATAAAGTTCTTGGTTCTCTCTGATTGCACCATTTATGTCTCTTGATGTTTCAGTGTTAAATGTTACTCTGTTTGGTGCCACAACTCTTTTTGTAGTTATTTCACCAGCAATTTCTTTCGGTAACAGACACGCATGAATAACTAACTGAAAATTAGCTCTTACTATTCTATCTTGTCCAGTTGTGTTTGTATCTTCCATGTTTAAGTTTTCGACGGCGGATGCAAATCTGAAAAAGTTCTTTTCTCCGAATGATTGACCACTGTAATATACAAAACTTTCCAATAAGTTGTTCAACTGAGATTGATATTCACACCACAAAACAAAATCATATGTCACATCAACATAATCAGGAATAGGAGTAATGAAGTATTCTTTGGGTAATTTTGTCCCATAAAGTGAACTAAATCTATCATACGGAGATAACTTGTTGTATTTCTGTTGCATGATGAAAGAAAGTTGGTCAGATGTTGCAACCTTATTTCTTCTTAGTTCTTGTTTCATTTGAACACCAGATCTTCTGAATGTAATCAGTGGAACCAGTGTCTTTCCTTTTTTGTCTTTTAGATACCCGTGACGTTGGATTGATGCCCATTTTTCAGAGTTAGCATACAAAGTTGGAACAGGGATATATTCACCATTGTCTTGAACTTTAAGTTGCATTGATTGGTCAATAAATGACTTGACCGCAAAGTCTATGTCATATAACGTAATACCAACACTTCTTACTTTATCCTTATCTCTACGGACTTGTGTATGTCTAGCATCTCCTAAGTCAATTCTGGGATTCTGTCTAGAATTCCTATCATCGATGTAGGCGTCTCTTGTTCGTTTAATTGGTGGTTTACGATATGGTGATGAGTTTTTCATTAAATGTTATCTGGTAGATCATTAAACTGATTGATTCTTGGTGCAGACCTAACATCTTCTACGTGGATACGTGAACGTCGTGTTAAGTGTGTATTAGCTATAATTGACACGTTAAGACCCCAACGTTCCGTTGCAAAAGAATAATCGGGGTTCTTACCACCGAAGTATTGGTTTTCAAGAATAGAGTCAACTTCCCAATACTCACCATTGTATTCTATTACATCACCAACTTCAACGAACAAATCATAGTCCTTCAAGTATTCACGAATGAATCCAAAGTCTGCAAGTTGATTGTAATCTTGACCAAACTCCGTTCCTTCAAACGTTTGTTCTTGGCGATTGATCAGAGCAGGTATCTTAATTGGTAAGTGATATACTTTCTTGTCAGACTCGTCATACATATTTGTTTTCGTGTCTTCCAATGAAAGTTTATACAAAGCAACTTCCGTGTCTATTATGTCAACAATAAGTTCTGTGTTGAACTTTTTAACAAGTGATGCGTCTCGTTGTCCGTGAAATAATGGCATCTTGTTATCCTATGTAAATCTTCAAAGGAGTTGCATTCAACGATACATTTAGGTTTTCGGTTTCTGCTCTTTTTGCTTCAAGAAGTTTAGCACGAGTCATTGTATCCAACATTGTTCTCAGTTCTTCAACAAGTGCCTGTTTTTCAGTTCCAGCGGCTGAAAGAAGATCAGCAGCATTTAGTGTTGTTTCTCCATTTGGAATTGGAATACTTCCATACTTACCACGAATGTATCCCAAGTTTTCTTTTGCCAATGCAAGTGTATATCTGAATACCCACTGACGACCAACTGAGTTTATGTGTTGATATTGCATTCTATCATAAGGTGCATTAGACATATCAGATACTGTTCCAGTAGGAAGTTTAAGAGGATTATCTCTTTCTTCTTTAACAACATAGTCGATCCAAAGCTTAAAATCTCTTACTGGAATTGGGAATATTCTTAACTCATTGTTGATGATCTCAAAAGAGTAAGATGATTTTCTCATCATATCATTGAATTCAATTGCCTGAACACGTAGTAAGTCTGCATACATAGGCATCAACATGAAAGATACACCCGTTGAGTATGCACCGAATCCAAATGTGTCTAACATAGCCTGGTTGCCCAAATAAGGGTCATAGAAACGAATTGAAGCCGGAGGTGAGAAATGATATACCTTTTTGATTTCAATTGATCCTGTTGGCTTATACACGTCTCTAATCAACTGATTTAGGTTGTATGTTTGTTTGTCTATACTAATATCAATAGACGCAGAGTAAAAACTAACATTACCGTTCGTAAATGTCTCTGTTCCATACTCAGTTGCCAACTGAATTAACCCACCCATATTTGTTGACACATTTCGTTGTGTCAAGTTAGAAGATGTTGGTGTTCCCATTATACTCAACATATTCTGTTGAATATTGAATTGGTTTACATGATTTGAATATTCGGATATTGCCTCCTCAAAGCAAGCATAGAAGTTAACGTCTTGTAGTTCAATATCTACAAGAGGGTAACCAAGACGTTTTGCACACCAATCGGCAACGTTATCGGCATCAGTTTGAAACTGAGCATCTGTATCGTAAAATCCGAATGGAGTGCTTCCTGTTGCGAAACTGGATGAACCGGGCCATATTGGAATTTCTACCATCTATCTCTCTTATTTGTTGATTTCATCAAAGTGTTTCAATATGTCTTCTACTATTGGGTGACGGTGGTTTGTTTTTAGCTCATAAACACCAAGACCAGGCACAGTATTAGCCATATTAAATAAATATGGGAGACCACTATCTTTTTTGTTTTTTAAGTCTGTTTGAGACAAATCACCAGTAAGAATCATCTTTGAGTTGATACCAAGACGGGAAAGAATCATTTCCATCTGAGACTTTGTGATGTTCTGTGCCTCGTCTACGATAACACAGGCATTAACGAATGTTCTACCTCTCATGAATGAAATTGGTGCAATCTCAACAATATCCTCAGATAGAAGTTTCTCTATCTTTTGCTTACCATACAACATTGTCATGTTTGACTGTATTGGTGAAACCCAAGGATCCATTTTCTCTTTTATGTTACCAGGCAAGAATCCAATATCTTCGTTCGATACCGTCGGTCTTGTAATGATAACACGTTCAACTTCACGATAAAATAGAAACTCTAACGCAATCTGTGTAGCCAAAAGTGTTTTACCGGATCCGGCTTTACCAATCAAAACTGATATTGTATCTTGTAGAATCTTTGCTTTTACTTCCTTTTGTTCGGGGTTTAATGATAAGTTAAACTTAATCTTATTCTTAATCTGTTTTCTTCCTTTCTTTATTCCATTTGTATCTAAACCACTGACATCAATGTTGTCAAAATCCATTTCCTCTTCATCAAACGTAGTCATATACGCTCCTACAATAATTTAGAAAGTGTCTCTCCTATAACCTTACTGTCTCCCTCTGCCTCTGATAAAAATGAATCCATATTTTTTGCCTTATGAGTCCATTCAAATCCTATCAACGCCATTAGTTCCATTCCTTTTCTAACAGGAAATACAACAGCTGACTTAGAACCACGTTGGTTGAAAAACGCCTTGGTCACTAAATCATCTATGTCATCTACTAGTGGAAATATTGCTTTGTTGTTGGATGCCGAATCCACTAAGCCAGAATATAATGACATTGGTAGATTCTGATATTCTTTGAACTCCGTAGATACCCCTTCTTCAAGGGCTTCATAAGTGGTGGAGAGTTTAGTCATGGATTTCCCCGTTCCATATTTTCCACCATTATGACGTTGAAGAATGAATGCACGTTGACATCCATACTCTTCAAGTTGTTGTTCTAATACAGTTTGTATCAGTTTTGATTCTGAAATCTCTTTTGTAATCTTCTTATGTTTGTATTCGCCGTATTTGTATTTTAAGAACCAAGATAGGAAAACACCCAATAAGGTTACCATACTTGATACGACTATCTCTAATACTTGTATATTTTCCATTACCCTTTCCATTTTGATATAAATATCTTCTGGAAAACAAAAAGGGTGACATTAGTCACCCCTTTTAGAAGATTATTTTTCGGACAGTGTTATCCAAGAATTTTCGATATTGCCGAAGATAAGAATTTCGTTACACCAACTTCACCAGCCTTAACTGCCGTTAATGCAGCTTCAATTCCACTAAGTATAGTGGATCCTTCTTTGGCGGCTTCTATTGCACCAACACCACTACTAATAGCCAGGCTAGCAACAATAACAGTGTGAACAATTTTGGCAATTTTTTCTTGCTTATCTGTTGGTAATTCTTTGTATCCAGGAATTAATGTCAATCCCTTCATAACCATTTTAATGATCTTATCGTGCCACTTATGACCAGCCTTTTCCAACTTAGCACCAATCAATCCTTTACCACCCATGGCAATAGACAGAAATTTTACTGCTTTTCCAATAAGTTCAACTATTCTTGGAATTGCAATTGCAAGAGAAACTGCGAATAAAACGCCGATCTCATTTAGTTGTTGTTCTTTCAAATTACCTTCAACGATTGCGACGTTTCTTCTCCTTAATCCTTCAGTTGCAATCTTTTCAAGCTCAGGAGTTTTTTTCAGTGCATCTTCAACCGCCTTTTCATCGTCTGTTTTCTTTTCTGCGTCTGATGCAGCTGCTTTGAAATCGGTCATAGCCTTATTCATAGCATCAGTAAACACCTTTTCCATATCCTTTTGTGCCTCTGGATCAACAGGATCTTGTTCCGCCAATCGTTGTTTTACCTCACTCAAAAACGCATACTTTGATTTTGGTTTTATTAGGTTTTTCAATTTTATCTGATTACTTTCCATCACTCACCTCTATTATTTATCAATAAACTTATTAACATATTAAATTAATCAAATACCAATTTAGCTGATAACATTTTGTATAGTATTGGTTACCCACCCAACTACCTCACCACCTTTTATTGCAGCTAACGCAGATTCTACGGCAGCCGGTCCTAATTTCAATCCTTTTAGTGCACTCATCGCGGCATCGCCACTATAAAATCCCATATAGGCAACAATTAACATGAAAATAGCGTCTGTTATTTGCTTCTTACCATTTTCATCAATTGATTTTAAGCTGGATATTTTAAATAGTGTATTGTCAAGTAAACGACGCAATGTGTTATGGTATGCGGCATGGAGTTCGTGTCCAAAATGTGCAAATTTTTCACCAAATTCACCACTTCCACCAAGTTTTTGTGAAATAGTTTTTGCCAATTTACCAATCATTTCTATGATAGGCGGTAATGCCAACGCAAGACCAGCATAAAACATAAACCCAAAATCTTCATTTATTCTACTTTGTTTTTTAGTAGAACGCTCTCTAATTGGAGTTTTACTGTAATGAATAGATTCTTGGGCCAATTTGCCGAGTAAAGGATCGGTATCGGTTGCTATTTTTTCCAACTCCTCTTCAGATTTACCTTTTAATTCAGTTTCAACATTAGAAATTGCAGACTTCATTTTTAATGGAAGCGATTTCATCATATCGTCAAATACGTTTTTTACATCCGGATCAAGTTCTTCTTCGTGAAGTTGAATCCTTATATTCTCCGGTAGTAGATTTTTTAACTTTAATTTTTCCATGAAAATTACCCGAATTACTTTTTAAAAGTATCTTACACATATGATACTGAACTGACTATACATAAATATGGATCAAAAAAGAAAAAGGGAGTGATTTCTCACTCCCTCTTTCAATTTACCTCTATCTTACGATAGATTAGATGTCACCAAGAGAATCTACTTGGATGAGACCGTAGAACTCTGGACGAACAATCTTCTTAGCGTAGCGAGTCATTACACCCTTACGTGGTGTGAAGTTTGTTGGATCATAGACCAACGGTGTCATCACGAGTGGGATGTAAGGAGCATATACGGCACCTGTTTCGAGGAACTGTGTTCCACGGAAACCGACGAGAATTTGATTCTCAAGCATATATGGGTTCTTATAAACTGTGATACGTCCGTTAAGTTGTCCAACCTTCTGAACACCCATTGCGAACTTCATACCTTCACCGTCTACTGCATATCCTGGCATTGACTCAAGGATTGTAGCAACTTGTGGCGAACATACAAGGAAGTTAGCACCACCGCGAAGTGTCTTCTGGTGGATAGAGTTGGATACCTTCTGGATCTTGGTGCCAAGTGTTTGGAACCATGTCTGTTGGTTGAATGCAGCTGCGTAAGCTTGAGCGTTGGTGTAGTCATCGAATGTTCCAGTTGCACCATCATATGTGCGACCGATACGAGCTGACCATCTTTCAGTTGTCTGAGCATTCTTGATAAGCATATCAAGGATTTCGAGATCGATTTCTTGTGAGATATACTCAGAAAGCATCGATGTCAATTCTGCTTCAGCGTCGATTGAGTGGTAAGCGTTCAAGTCTTGAGCAAATTCTGGTGTCCATACTGCCTTCAACTTACGTGTCTTAGCCACGATTGACTCAGAACGAAGTTCAAGGTTGATTTCTGGAATACCAAGATCTGAACCTGCTTGACCTTCTTCAAAGTCATTACGTGTTATTGAAGTTGGTTGCTTCTGATATGTTACTACCGCATTACCTGGAACAGCTGATGCCGATACTACGAATGTGATTTGTGTATCTGTTGTGTTTGCTGTTGTATATTGTGGGAAGTAATCAAGGATGTTTGAACCGGAAATCTTGAATGCACGGATTCCTTCTAGATCGTGAGTTGTCATCGATGCAGATGAAACTGTGATTGTGTAGATGTGACCAGCTGCAAGAGAAGCCGAGTAAGCATTTTGGAACTCTGTATCAAATTGATAAACAGATGGTGTGCTGTGTGATACCGAACCAGTGGCTGCATTTGATGAATCAATCGTTGATGTTGTGATTGTAAGTGCCGTTGTAGCTGCTTCGTTGATTGAATAACCAAAGCGACCAGCGCCATAAAGACCACCCGAAGGATCAGCATTCTTAGCAGCTTCGCCAGTTACACCAAATACCGAATCGGCTTGTGAATCTTTACCAGCACCTGTTGTGAATCCCGGTTGAGCTGTTCCATACTTGAAGTCAAGGAAGAACACAAGTCCCGAAGGAAGGTTCATAGGTTGAACGGAAACGAAATCCTTAGCAGCGATTTCCGAGAAAATACGGCGAACAAGTGGAAGAGCAACGCCAGCCCATTCTTCTGAGCCAGCAGCTGTTCCTGTTCTTGATGATTCTTCGATAAGCTGCTTCGCTTGGTTTTCGAGAAGAACTGCGATCGAGTTCTTTTCATAGTCGTTTTTGATACCGTCAAGAAGTCCAGACTTTTCCCACTTCTTAACGGTGCCACGGTTCTCTTCAATAAGCTTCTTGTGCATATTGTTTGAAGAACCAAGTAATGATTGCATATTCATACTATCTATCTCCAATAAAATTTGTTATTTTAAACCTGCTAATTTTCTTAATCTATCTGCCATCGCGTCTGATTCATTAAGAATTCTCTTCGATGGACGTGTGCTTGCCTGTGGCTTACTTGCAAATGACTCTTTGAGTGTCTTAACCTTAGCGGTCTTTAAGGACTCAGCAAGTGTTGCGTAAACCAATTTAACTTCACGAAGTGAACCTGCACGATCAAAGTTTTCAATAACAGTAATCTTTTGTGATTCTGTTAGTGAATACTGACGGAAAAGTTTGTTCGAGAAAAGAAGCTTTGAGTTAAGAAGATTAACTTCATTAATCTTATCGCGTAAAAACTGAATGACTTGGTATGCTTCTTGTAGTTTGGCTTCTGCCATTTCTTCTTCGGCTTCGTCTTCACCTTCTTCTACCTTCTCTTCTTCATCTTCTTCACGAAGAGCACGTAGAATTTCTTCGATGTTGACATCATCTTCGTCTTCACCTTCTTCTACCTTCTCTTCTTCCTCTTCTTCGACCAACTGAACAAGTTTTTCACTCTTGTCTTCTGTGTGGTCATCCGAAGCTGACTTTGAAGGTTGTTTGTTGTCACCAGTTCCAATTTCAGATGAATCAAGTTCTTCCTCTAGTTGACGAATGATTTCCATAAGGTCTTCATCATCTTCTTCTTCCATGACTTCATCTTCGTCTTCACCTTCTTCCATGTGAGCTTCTTCATCCTCTCCCTCTTCAACGGATTCTTCCTCGTCTTCGCCTTCTTCCATTGGCTCTTCGTCTTCGGCTTCATCCATCATTTCCTCGTCTTCTCCTTCTTCCATTGCAGGAGCCTCATCTTCGTCTTCGCCTTCTTCCATCGTTTCTTCCTCATCTTCTCCTTCTTCCATTTCTTCTTCGGCTTCTTCAGATAGTTTGGAAGCGAGCATAGATTGTAAACGTGGAGTGAAAGCTTCTTCTAAAGCAAGCTTAGCATTGGCAAGTGCGACTTCACGAACTGCCTTTGCATCTGCGATTGCTTCTTTCAATAGATCTGTCATAAACATCTCCATACTAATTTTAGGGTTATTAAGAACTCTAATTAACAGTAAAAATAAGGTAAACTCTATATGAGATGATAGAGTATTATAAACATAAATATAGGTTCAACTTGAAATAATTCAATTATTCCGATAGATTTTTCTTAATTTCTTGGATTTTTTTCAATAAAGAAGATGTTCTTTCTTCTTTTGTTTCTTCTTTGAATACACCACCGGTCTTACCAAGACCAAAAATGTGTGCAACATCTTCTTCCGAGTAGACAAATCTATTAGATCGTTTTGGTTTTTGATCTTCATTTTTTTCGTCAGTCATTTGGGAACTCCACTGATACTTCGTAAATGTTTCTTTCTTCGTCTTTTCCAGTAATTACAAACTTACAACCACGGGGGAGTGTTACCTCTGACTCAATACAAAACTCATCTTCTGAACAAGGTAGTGTCAATACAGGATCGCCTTTTTTAAGTTTGATCTTAAAGATTGGGGTCAGGTCTTTCCTTTTTAATCCAGAAACGATTAACTGTTTGCTAGTGAATTCTTCTGCAACCAGTGGATTTAATGAAGTAGAAACGAATCCATTATCTATCCATTCTCCCGCGTCAACAAAAGCATCTAATATCTTTCTTTCCATACCACGATAAACAATAGTATCACTTTCTAGTTTAGCACCGTCACTTTTAAAGTGTTGATCTAAGAGTAGTATTGAATAGTCTTGTAAATTCATTGACCACAAAGATGTTGGATCGGACATAAACATTTGCTTTTCATTGTTTTTATCCAAGATCTTTTCCAAGTCATCCAAAGATGATTTTACTTTACCACCGCTTCTTAGAAATTCGTTAGTTATAAAACTACCGTTGTGATAATACTTTGCAGCCGATATTACTTTTGGGTCATTTGAAGAAACATTTAAAGCCGCTAGTTTTGCAATGGCAACACTTTGTATTTTTTTCGCAATTTTTTTGACTTCGGTCATTGCTTTTTTTGCAGACTCGTTATCTTTCTTATCATTGTATGCGGAAACTTGATCTAATAGAGAATCGAATTCTCTGAAGTATGGTGTGAACTCAAACTTTAATAACTTCGCTTTAAGGTCTGGTCTTAGGTTTTTACCATCATCCGCAATCTCTTCTTTTTCTTTATCGTCCAAAGTAACTAAAGAACCTATTTCTTTCTCCATTTTTTCCATTGGAGAAAGTTTCTCAGGTTCTTCTTTCTTTTCTTCTTTATCTTTTGATGCGGTCTTTTCTTTTTCAGCTTTTAACTTAGCCATGATACCACCGCCCTTTTTATCAGATGATGGTTTCTCTTCTTTCTTTTTTTCTTTTTTGGCTTCTGGCTTTTCG